GTGCCGTCGTGTTCGCCCTTGACGTCTTTCGCCTCGTCGCCCTCGCCCTCGTCGAGCGGCCAATAGGCGACGAGACCGTCGGCTGTCGGTGCGTAAATATGCCCGCCGTTTAGCGCCGCGAATTGCTCAGACACATGCAGCTCGCCGGTCACCTCCACCACCGGCGCGTCAAGCTCGATGCCGTTCTCCTGCGCGATCTCGCCCCACAGGTCGCCGCCGATCTCGCGCGTCGTGAGCGTAACCGGGTAGTCGAGTTCATCGACCGGCCCCTCGCTCGATATCTCAAGCTCGCCGCTCACGCTCGTGCGCAGTGACGTGACCTCGAAGGTCACCATGCGTAGCGTTAGCTCTTTCGCCGCTATGTCGTACTCAATGTATGTAGCCTCGTCCTCCTCGGTGCCCATGTTGCCGATGAAAAATCGTTCCGTCGACATTTCGCCGAATGGGCCGTCTTCCGGCTCTTCATGTAGCGCCGGGTTGCGATCTTCGTATAGCCAAATACCCTTCCGTCCTGCACGCGTACCGACACGAGCAACCGTCGTCTCGTCTGCGGCCTCAATGCGAATGGATGCGTCCTCTTCGAGCAGCATCGAGCCCTCCTCGAAGTCGAAGTCGCCGCCCATGTGCATCTCGTCGCCTTCGCGCACCCAAAAACCATAGATCGATTCATCCCATGTACCGGAGCTGTCGTACTTCGGTAGGCCACCGAGATACCCCATTGCAGCTTTCGTCTCGGTCGCGTCCCACACCTCGACGCGATTGTCGGTGTGGTTCAGCGTCACGCCGACGCCCGTACCACCCGAGCGTGACGTGAGCACATCGCTCTCGATACGCCAACCACCGATCAGCCCGGCTGCGGCAGTGATCGCGCCGTCCTTGTCGATCCTAAACGGCGCCAAGTCTTTGTTATCGTCACCCGCCCACATGCGGTACGTGCCGTCAGTCGAGTCGAGCACGATCACGTCGTCGCCCTGTCCGAGCGTGAGAATACCGTCCGAGTGTAGCGTCGCATCGTCACCGACGGATAGCGCGTCCCCGCCGATCGTCCACCCGCCTATCTCACCGCTACCGCTCTCGATCGTACCGCGCACCGTCACCGCGTTAAACTCGGCGTTACCGTCGCCGTCGATACGCCACCCGGCCTCACCTTCGTCGTAATCGTCGCTCTCGATCCCGTCGCCTGCGGTGATCGTCCCGTCGATCGTCGCAGCGCCCTTGACGTATAGCTCGTCGCCGTCCCACTCGATACTGCGCGCCTTGTCAGCGCTGCCGAGGTAAAACTTGCCGACGCCGTCGTCGTTCTCGATCTCTATCGGCCAATAGTCGGTGTCGAAGTCATAGAATCCGATACGTCGTGACGTGAATAGAACCGTGTTCTCACCTGGCGAACGCATAGTCTCAGCGTCAATTAGTTCATCCTCCATAGATGCGCCGGATATCTGCTTTTTGACTGTGCCATCCTCATTTATGCCGGACTCCACTTTCGAGAACAGTCCAAGAGCATCTGAATCCGTGATCTTATGTATCCCCGTTTGCGATGAAATAACCGGCACTCTCGGCTCGGGCTCTTCTACTACTTCTACCGTATATGTGTAAATGTCCACACCGTCTCTGTATGCCCATTCTACGCTAATAACTCGTGCAGATGCCGTGACGTTGAGGTTGCCAGGATCACTCTGTATCTCAACATAACTTCCAATAGAGTATATATTCTCTGATTTGAACTGATACTGATATATCGTGGTCGATACTCTTTTCTCCAGCGCATCCACGAGAGCATCCGCGTGATCCTCATCGAATAAGAGGCCTCGCATATCCGCAGCTAAATCAACAACTCCCCTAGGAACTTTGCGAGTTGCGTATCCATCCCTCTGTGTGTACTCCACTTTTGCGCCTAGATAATAACGTTTTAGATGGATTCTGCGGACATTATAAACCGTCTGAGAGTCAGACTCCGGTATATCAAACTTTAGCTGTATCTTTCCACTGCCGACACTCTCGTCTATTTCTGCTTTTTCTACTCCTGCAAACCGAGAATATTCACCCTCTGCTGGCCACCAAAAAACGTGAGTAAACCCAGTCCTCTGCCAGTTCAGTTGATACCATGCTCCTTCATGCACGAACTCTCCGTTCACGCATATTAGAGCTCTTTTATTACCGTTATCAACGGTCTCTATACCTATAATCGTCACGTCATCGTCATCAGCAAGAGACCCCGAGAAATCAACTTCAACGGTTTGCTCATGATCGTCATTTAATGGATCAGGATAGTATCCAATAGGATTGTCTTCATAATGAGCGACCTGTTTCTTTTCGTCATAATGCTTCTCTATATCTCGTGAAAATAGCGTTTGCCACTTTGAGTGAGGTCCTGAGTAGTACGGTATCTTGATCTCTTCCAACTCTGCGTCAGGATCATACCGAGCACCCGCTCTCTCATCGTCACGAGTTACGGTTAAAGTGCCCACCATGTCGTGCTCACCTATGGTATGATCGTGAGTTATAGACTCCGGTGTGGCCCAGCTATAGACTTGAAATGTACCTGATTCATCAAAATAATAGATATACCGATATGCCAAAAGAAGCGCATGTATATAAGTTCCTATTGATTCGTCACGCTCATTGATCTCAAGAATCGGTAGAGACACTATATTGCTGTCATCGTCTATAATATCAGGTACATTATACTCATCGCTACTATACCCGGCCAAATCAAGCAATGCCTCAATGTGCTCTTTAACTTCTTTGTCACTCTCTTTGTATTGCGATTCTAACTTGCTCTCCAATCGCCATGAGTTATCGAGAGCCTCCAGATCAATGTATCGATCCTCCTCGATAGTCCACTCAGTAAGATGTCGCAGTCGTCCAAAGAACCAATCCTGCCACTCTGATCCATCCCAATGCTCAATATCGATCTGGACAATCAGATCCCATGGCATTAGTAGTAGATCCTGCGCGAGCGACATAACCCAGTCGATGCGCAACGTAGCGCGGTCCTCGACGGGCTCCAGGTCACGGTGCAAGGTCATCTCACGGGTAAACTCGCTATCGCGCAGCAGACTACGGCCGTCCCAGTCATGCAGAGCGAACCACGTCTCGTCGTCCCACTGATTCTGCCCGGCGTAGCTGCCGTCAGCGAGTTTTATCCATACGCGAAACTCTTTATTCATGCTCTCACCTTGCCTCTCTCTTGCCCGCGCCGGATCGCCTCATGCACCCACTCGGCTACCTTCTCGCGGTCGCCGATCACACCCGATACGTTGACCGTGATATTGCCGCCTGCGCTATTCGAGTACGGACCACTCAGAGGCTCAACCGTGACGCGCTCGCGTGGACTTTGGCCCTCGCCCGCCAAGAACATCTGCGGACCATCCGTGACGAACGACCCGCCCTTCTCTAATGCCGGTGGGCTCTGCTGCCGTATCGCGTTTACCTCTTTCCAGCCCATAGCTGCAATCGCACCTGCCATAGCAATATTCGCAGGTGGAGGTATGTTTGCTATTACATTAGTTACTGCCTGCGCCGTGTTCATAATCGCCTGCGCGATGCTCATCTGCTGCTCGCGTTCAAATTGCTTTCGCTTTAGCTCGGCCTCCTTTTGGTCACGCTCCTCCTCCATCCGGTGACGCTCTTCCATCTGCCGAGCCTTCATCTCGCTAATCTCTTCCTCGCTGGCTCCCGTGGCCTCGGCCCATGCGACTTCTCGCTCGTGTCGCCGTTCTACTTCATCGAGCTCGCGGTTGAGGTTATCGATCTTCTCTTGGTGACGACTCCGCTCTAACGACATGAGTTCGCGCGTGAGTGACATAGCCGGGCCTGCGAGCATATCGACGTATCCCATGACCGCCTGCGATATCTCGCCAGCCATCCATTGCGCAACCTCGACCTGATCCACGCCCGCCTCGCGGAATTCATCGGCCTGCCGCCGGATCGCCGCGATGCTTCCCTCGGTCATGCGCTCGAAGTCCTCACGCAAAAACTCATGCTCCTGCTCACGTTGTCGTGTCGCCTCTTCGCCCGCCTGCGTCAATGCGTCGTACGTACCTTCGTATACCGGACGCAGCTCCATTATCTCACTGCGCGTATCGCCTACGCTGTCGGCGAGCTCATCGAACGACTGAGCCTCTTGCTCGACGGATCGCGTCAGATCAACGGTCTCCAAGTTAGCAAGGCGAATCTCGTTTCTAAGACGCTGCTTCTCCGCATAAACAGTGTTTATACGTTGCTGCACAACGGCGTATTCTTCGCCTGCGTCACGTAGCGCGTCCCTCACATTGACAATCTCGGACCACTCTTCTTGATACGCCTCCAACTGCCGCTCTGCGTCGCTAAGCTGCTCCCGCCGCCAATCCTCTTGGCGCTCAGCCGCGTCGGATTGTAGCCTAAGCAGTTCTTGTATTCGCTCCTCTTCCTCGCGCTCCTGCTCGGCCATCTCGTCACGATGCGCCGCTAATCGAGCATTGACGCCCTCTAATCTACGTAGAGCCGATATCTCATTTTGTATCTCCTGCACCCGAGATTGCTGAGCTTCGATCTGCTCCTCAGTATATTGGACATCAACGCCTTGCTGGTCGGCTAATCGCTCCATCTGCGAGAGCCGCGCTTCCTCGCGCTCTAACGAGTGCTCGAGCACATCTATGCGTTGCTCTTCGCTTGCTGTCCCCTCATCGACAGCCTCGTTTGCCTCGCGAAGATCGTTTATGTACTGAGCCTGCTTGGATAATTGGCTCACGAACTCGTCCGCCCAGTCAATGAGCGGCTGCGCCAACTCCGCGAGAAACCGGCCCTGCTCCTCGCGCAAATCGCTCCACGAGTTAGCCAGCTGTTCGAGTGACCCCTGATAGGTCTCGGTCTCGGCCTCTGCCATCGAGAAACTGTCCGCCATAGTCTCCTGTACTATCGCAAGCTTCTCCGCTTCGTCCTCAGCTTCTCGTATCTGCGGTATGTATCGTTGCAACAACGTGAAATTTCCCTGCATTGCCTCGGTCACGCCACGGATCGCACGCTGCGTGTTGATTCCGAACGTCCTCGATATACCAACTGCACCTCGGATAACCTGATCCATGTCGCGAGACGTGACGCCCATGGACTGCGCGAGACTTATCATCTCCATGGCAGCGCCGTCGCTGACGGTCGTGATATCCTGTATATTACTTGCTAACTCTTCGTACTGAGGTATGATCTCTTCGGCGTTCTCGCCGGACACCTCGACAGCTGCAGACATGCGTTGGTGCGCCATCTCAAGCTCGGACCACGCATCCAAGCTCCTGCGTGCCTGATCGGCGATAACTCCAATAGCCGCCGCCGCAGCAGCAGCTTGTGGACCGAATCTACGTAAGCTGGTTCCAAACCCGGACGCCGAGCCGCTTGCGTCGTCCATCGAGCTGCCGGCAGAATCACTCTTGCTCTTGACGTTCGACAGGCCCTGTTCAGCGTCTCTTGTGTCCGCGCTTACCTTGACCTTTAGCTCCTCGGCTACCACGTCTGTTTCTCCTCTCGGCCTGCTTCGCCTGCCGCGCTTCCTCGGTCTTCCACCCGTTCTCCGCCGCCTCTATCGCGTACATGATATGAGCCGGTTGCTCGGCCCATCCGCCCGCGAACGGTAGACCGCCGAACGTCCTCCAGCGCCACCACAAGTCGAGAACCGAGTAGAATGCTTCGTCGCACACGTCCTGTATCTGACTGCGCCAGAGTGTAACGAGTTTGCCGCCGTCCTCAACGTGCAATCGCCCATCGCCGATCTCCTTGCGCACCGTCTCGTTGTGCTTACCCTGGCCCCAGAGCTGCATGCCGAGCGTTATTTTTTTTTATCGATCGCGCTTTTGTCACGCAGCTCAAGCCACAGCTCCAAAGCGAGCCTATCCAACCCCGGTTCCTTTACCAGCTCGTCACCGGTCGTGATTGCGCGCCGTCCGTCTTCGTCCTCAACCTCAAGATTCTCGATCTTGTGGATCGACGCAGCGACCACTTTATTTTCGTACGAGTAGCTGCCGGACCGCACATCGTTGCGCGTCAGTAACTCCTGCTGCTCGGCGAACGATAGAAACCGGTAGTGGACGACAATTTTCTCGCCGTCCACCCGGTCCTGGTTGCCCCAATCGGGTACGTACGTGCCACCTTTGCTGACGCGGATAGGCTCAGCCATTTAGCTCTCCTCCGGGATGGTCCGAATGTAGAACGTCGGCTCCGGATCCCCCGGTGCGATGCGGAATTCGCTCGAAAACGACTGTGCGTCCTCGCCCGACGCGCCGAGCTCGCTGCCGAGCATAGTCACGCGCGCCCAAACGAACGCTTCGCGCTCGCCCGGCTTTATCCCCTCTTTGACCACGCCCATGAGGTAAATAGGCGAATCGTCGATCTCGCTCACCTCGTAGTCGATGCCGCCGTTGCCGTCCGCCTGCTGTCGGACCACCCGGAGGAACTGATTGATAACCCAGCCGTCCTCGTCCGTTAGCCCGAGAGTCGTGATCCCGTTGAGCGATCCCGACATATCCGTCTTGCCGCCCCGGTATCTGCGTACGTTGTCACAGAGCGTGGTGACGTCAATCTCAGACTTATCGATGTCGAATGAGAACTCGGTCACGTCGCAGTGATCCGTGAGCTCCAACGAGGTCACCTCGTCGTCCGCTGCGAGCGTGTCGTCCTCTTCGAGATAGATCAGATCACCAACATTCGCCGCGTCCGGCAGCTCGCTCGACTCGGCCTTAGCGGTGATCTCGTACCACCCGTCGTTCGGCACGCTCTCGCCACTCTCGGTATCGCCGTACGTAACTCGTACGAGCTTACCGTCTACTCCAACCAGCCTTGTTTTCTCCTGACTCATTTCACGCCTCCTGCCATTCGACTATGACGTCCACGACGCCACGAAACAGTTCTTCGTCCGTCATCTCGCGGGTAAACTCATTGGCGATCTTCGCATACATCACGTAGATGCCGTCGGCCCCGCGCAGCGTCCGCATTTTCGTCTTGACGTCGGTTCTCAACTCAACGACGTCGTACTTGTTATCGCTCCACACGTCCAGCTGTATCCGAGCCTGCCCGCCGTGCAAACACAAGAATCGTTTGTCATTCGGGTCATCCACCTGCCAGAACACGAGTCGCGGCAACTTCGATCCCTGCGGTGCGCTCGTTAAGTGCACCCCGCCGGGAAACTTGGCCACGAACTCCCCGTCCTCTGTCAGATGCTCGTATACTCGTTGCTCGACCGTGTTAGCCACCCCACATCCTCCGTATCCGTCCGGCTATCTCATCAACTGCCGGACGTAAGTACGGCTGCGCATCCATGTACCGCGTGCCGTATTCTTGGTGCTCAGCGTACTCGACGTTCGTGCCGACCGCGCCCTCCAACTCCGATACCTCGTGTGTGATAGACCGGCGCAACAGGCCGGTTTTGTACGGTGCGTTGAGCTTCGCCTGCCCCTCGATAGCGAGCGTGGCAGAGTGGATCATCTTCGACGCCTGCTCTCGCGTGTGCTTCGCCATGTCGAAGTGCCGGATGTGTTCGACGCTCATTGTCACGCATCCCTCGCTACGTAGTGTGCGCTCATCCGCGCCGCCGACGCGTCGTCGAAAATCCCTGACGCCTCGATGCTAATGTCATTGTGATGCGACGTGTACGCCTGCAGCTCTAACTCGTCGTCGGCCTCAACTCGCACGGTACCGGCCACGTCTAACCGCGTCGCATCGCCGTCACCGCGCTCTCGAATACCCTCGTCGGTAAGCCACCCGATCTCAGTACTGTTCTTGACTACGCGAATCGCATTCGTGACGACCGGATTGCCGCTACCTCCCCACAGCATGCGAGCCGCCGCCGCTACGAAAACGTATCCGCTACGCAGACACTTGAGTGCACCGTTGTCGCGCTCGAACCCGGCATTTAACGACATCTCAGTATCCGTAAACGCTACCTGCTCCCACGTATCGCTTGCCGTTAGCTCCGTCGACGTCGGTCGGCTTAGTATCACGACAGGCGGCATAGTGTTCGCTCGCAACTCGCCGTTGCTGAGCAGCCAATCTATTGTTACCGAGTCTCTGAGTTCAGGCATATACGACATCTCCCTCGTACGTGACTATCTCGCCACCGTACGTCACCGCGCTCTTAACCGGCACGTCCTGCAACGCGCTCTTGTACTCCAGATCCACTTGCACGAAGTCGAGCCCGCCTTGCAACTTGCGATCAACGAACTCGACCCGATAGTCGCCGCGATACGCGCCGCTCTCGATCACGAGCCGGTCGCCCTCGATCATATCGGTACGGTCAACGTAGAGCCGGTGCGTACTCTGCCGCCCCAACTCCTGCGCCTGAACCTGCCGACCACCCGACATTGCTTGGATGCGCCCTCGGCCATCTTCCCGGTCGCTCCACGCGTAATCGTCGCCCCAACCCTCCAGCTCGACGCGCTCCTGAGCACGATACATTGTGTTTTTGAGCCCCGAGATCATTTCGTCCTCACGTAGCGCCGGATCGATCCTATAACCTGCGCAGGGTAGTCGTCAGCGCCCACCGCGTAGGTGTACGAATAGTCGCCGAGGGACTCCGATTGCAGCCCCCCGGCGCGCCTGTTTGCTGTCAACTGATAGCCGACCATGAGCGCCGCCGTTAGCTCGCTGCCGTCCGGGTACACCGTGTTGCCGTCGTCGTCGGTGTCGAACGGGATGCCCCGGATATGCTCGTAGTGCGCTTCAACTTGAGGTATCAGAGCGTCTATGAGCTCGTCATCGTCCGCGTGGTCGATGCGCAGGAACGTCTTGACTTTCTCACGGTCGACTATAGCCATTAGGTTGCCTCTTCGAGTACCGCAAACGGATAGCTCTGACTCCGATCACGCGCTCGCGTGTGGATCGGGTTCGGTACCGCCCAGCCGAGCCGCATCACCACACGCAACGCAACCATGTCCTGCTGCGCGAGGTTAAACACAATCTCGTCGTTATCGTCAGTAATGACCGCCTGGTCGAGCACCTTGAACTCCATGTCCTGCCGGATCGCGTAGACCGCCTTGTTGGTGTCGCCGGTGATGAGCTTCGATGTCGCCACCTGGAACGAGTCGTTCCATACCCACGACAGCGGCAGGCCCCAGAGCATGTCCATATCACCTTCACGAACGCTCGGATGATAGAGCGGGCGCTCTTGACTATCGCGCAGCCCGCGGAAGTCCTTACGCAGCGACGGGTCCGCCATGTGCGACGTAGGCCGCCGACCATCTTCCTCGAGCAGCCCCATAAGCTCGCTGATATCGTCCGCCAGATCGGTGTGCGTACCGCGCGTGACCGTATACCCACGAGCAACCGCCGTCGGAACAATGCCGCTCGGCCACGTGTTCGGTCGGCCTTGCCCCCAAATCACCGCCTCGTCGATCTTCTCGCCGAACGCCTCGACGATATGAGGCCGTACCTGATCCCAGATATTGTAGTTGAGATCCGCCACCACGTCCTCCGGCACCGGCACGATGATCGCGATAGGCTCGGCGTTGATATAGACGTTCTTCCACTCAAACTGATGCGTCTTTTTGCGCCCAGGGAATTCCGTCTCCGGAGGTCCGCTCTCGTCCTGCGTATCGTCGTCGAACTGTACGTCCGTATCGCCGGTCAGGCTGTCGTCGGTCGTATCTGCCGTGAAATAGCCCATGCCCTTGGCATTCAGGACCGGCAGCCTTCGAGTCCGCGTCGAAAGATTCGGCAACTGCTGAAACAACCTCAGCGTCGCGCTCTGCTCCGTTACCCCATCAATGACCTGCTGTGCAATCTCCTCCTGCATCAGAGGCCATGCGTCCTGCTCCGTGGTGCCATACACACCCGTGTTTTCTACTTGACTCATTTCCGTCCCCTGTTCTCATTGACCTGCTGACGTATCCAATCGTTCACGTCAGCCGTCTTTGGTTTTCCCGCCCTCGGAGGAGCCGCCTTGCGCCCGCTCTGACTCCGCTCCTCGGCCAGCTTGTTGATCTGTCCGACGAGTGTGTCAGCGCTCTCGCGTATCTCCTCCTCTGATTCGCCAACGACGAATCGCTCCAGGTCCGTCGGCATTCCCTTCTCGCCGAGCACCTGCAATTTCGTGAGGCGCAACGTTGCTTCCTGAACCTCACGCTCTTTCTTTTGCAACGCCTGCTCGCGCTGCTGCTGCTCGTACTCTGCCCGCTCCTTCTCGGACATCTGCTGTTTGCGCAGCTCTTCCATCTGTTGCTGGACCTGATCGAGCTCTTGCTTCGTCTGCTGATAAGCTCGATCCGATCCGGCCTGCGCCTGCTTTATCTTCTCGTACTCTTCGCGAGGTACGTACTGCTCGGATTCAGCGCCCTGATCCTCAATTTGACTCTCAGCGCTCTGATCTTCAGTCTGCCCCTCTTGCGTCTCCTCAGCCATTGTCATCCTCCGTAACTGTCCGAACCGCCGTGCGTCTCGGCCAGCATTTGATTCTCTGCCTCGTACCAGAGCGACAGCGCCTTCTGTAACTTTCGCCTTGCCTGCGTTGACCCGCGCTGTACACTCTTGCGCAGGCTACTCTTGACATGTATGACGCGCGTGGAATCATCCACGAAACGCCACTCCTCTTGACAACAATTATACGACGTACAAGGAACATGTGCAACACGGATGTTTAGTAAACCTTTGTCAAGCATGTACCCGAACGACGCTTGATTTTGACCTCCATACTTCGTAATCCACTTCTTGTACTCCTTGTACTTGCCGCGCCGAACGCCTGCATCGACTTTTAACCAATCGCGAAACATCTCGCGCACGCCCGGATTGTACGGCCGAACGAATAGCACGCCGCCGTTGAGCGGCATTCCGCTGCGCGTCCGTTTCGTATAGCAAACGTCGAACTCTTGCTCAAACACATGCGATATATCGCCGAGCACGAGCATATCCGAGTCCATGAGTATCAAGTCGTCGTCGGTCTCCTCTACTATCCGCGCCCATTTGGTGAGTTTGTACTCATTGTTGCTTTGGTGATCCTGCGTCTCGCCGCCGACATCTACAAGTTTTACAGTAGCATCCGGGTGATGCCGCCGTGTTGACCACTCCCATACGCGAGCGAGCCGGTAATAGACAGGTTTACCAAATACGACGCTAACTATTTGCATATGCACCTCACGAAACGATCACATGCCATGTTGAGTTTGCATCCTTCTCGAACCGACCGGCGAACCATTCATCCACCGCTCGCGTTACGCCAACTCGCTGCCCATAGTCATGACCACATAACAACCCACCCGACTTGACTTTCGACATCCACGCCTCGATATCCTGCGTCACGCCTTCATACGTGTGATCCGCGTCGATATACACGAAGTCCAAAGGCCCGTCCTCGAACCTCGCCGCCGCCTCGACGCTCGGAATCTCCAAGATCACTGTTCGCCCGTGGAATTTCTTAGTAGCCTCGCGCGCTTGCTTGCGTGCTCGATCAAACTCTCTTTGCGGCTTCGTGGTCAGCTGCGACTCATAGTCCCGGCTGCGCTGCTCGTCGGTATAGGCAGTCCACGTATCCACCATGTACAGTGTCAAGCCAGGTATCATCTCCAGCAATTTGCGAGATAGATTGCCTTGCCACACCCCGATCTCAGCTCCTACGAGCTTTCCGTTTGTGCCGACGCGATCAACTATAGCGTGCCACCTCATTCGCTTGTCTTTGCGCTTACCTGCCATTACTCCTCCACCCTCTCGCCGTACCACTCGTCGAACGTGACGTATGGCTGCAGACCCTCTTCGTCGCGGATGCGCCGCAGCTCCGGCGCCAGTTCTTCGACCTCATACCGCACGTCGCACCGGCAGTTAATATCGAACGCAGGCTCGCCGCTCTCGTGAGGTCCCGGTATGTAGCGCCCCAACTGCTCAATCCAGAACCCTTTCTCCGGGTCCGCCTCCTTGCCGTCGAGCCTGCCGTGGTCGTACTTGTCCGGCGGCGTAACCCGTGTCCGGTCGTCCAGAGTAGCAATCCACACGCGCTTGCCGTCGATACCCTTGTCCCGTGCCTGCTCGTGTAACTTGCGTTGCCCGATACTCTGCGCTCTCGCGCCCTCGGTCCGTGCGATCCGGTCCGCGTCGCGCCGCGTGTTGCCCACCTGCCTGCGAATGTCCCTGCTCATGCGCGAGAACGACGACCCACGCGTGATCGACTCGGCCACCGTCCGGTTGATCCTCCGCGCGTTCTGCCGCGTGAGCTCCTGCACTGCCCGGTTGTACAGATCGCTCTCGATTGCCGCCTTTACCGCGTCCTCGCTGAACATGCCCCACGATATCTGTATCCCGGTGTGCTGCTCGATTGCCCACGCGTAACGAAAGAATGCCGCGTTGAACTGAGTCTCGCGCAGTCGCGTCAGCCGCGCCCGCGCCTTCTGCGATCCGCGCCCGGCAATCTTGTTTAACCTCTTTTCAAGATTCGTCAACCGATTGTATTTGGTCATCTCGGCACGTCGCAACTCGCCTTGTACCGCGTACCGCTCGTGCATCTTCGCGATCTCGTCCTGCACCTCTTCGCGCACGTCTCGGTATACGCTCTGTAGCTCGCGTTGTACGCTACCGATGCGACGGCTCAGCTCGTCGCTAATCTGTTGGTGGAGCCTCGTCAGGCTCCGTCGGGTAGACATCCTCTTCGTCCTTTAGCCTCTCGATCTCTTCCGCCGGATCGTCGACGAAAGGCACTATCTTATCGAGTATCGTCTGGTGCGAAACGTGCCCGCGCAGGCGTTCAATGATGTTCGCTATCTCTACGTAGTTGGTCGGTATGTTGCGCGTGAACGTGATCTCTACCTGCCCATCGCTCTCGGTCCCCGCCGCAGCCTGTATCACCGCATCGAGTAGTTGAATGCGCCGGTGTAGACCCTTGCGGAACCAGCTCTCTTTCGCCGCGCACAGGTTCTCAAGGTCCTGTAGCTTGTAGCGGATCGCTATGCCCGATTGCTGCCCGGCGAACTGCTCGTCCGACATGTCCGGCACCTGAGACTGTTGGTGAATCTCTCGACGTATCCAGTCGCGCATGAACTGTAGCAACGACGGGTCCACGTTCTTGGTCAAGAACTCGGCTTTACCTCCTTCGTAGAGCTCAATGATACGCTTCGCCCGCATCTTGTCTACGTCGTTCTCGGGTATGCTCGCGTTCGTCAGTACCAGATACGCCTCGGCCAACTTTTCGATCTCGAACACCGAATCGGTCATGAGCGCGTCATATGCGTCAATGAGCGGTAGTACGTGCGCGAAATCCCCGGCACGCTCCCGGTTGTTCTCATACTCGACAACCGGCACGCGACCGTAATCGTGTGGCTCCTCATCCGGTTCGTCGGGATAGAGCGTAGACTGTGGACGAGGTACTGAGCTGCCCTTTTTCTTGATAAAATGATGCACCACGTCGGAGTAGTAGATATCGAGCCGCTGCATCTGCTCGTCCTCGACGTACCACCGCACCGCAGCTATCGGCTCGTCGTCGCCAAGCTCGCGCGAGTAGATTGCGAGCGTTTCTTGGCTCGGCACTACCACGTACCTCGGCATACCGTCGTCGTCAGTGTAGTGCAGCTCGTAGCCGACGCCGTATATACTTGTCTCTTTGCCCGTCTCAGCCGTCACGATATCGTCGTGTGTCGCATTGCGCACCTCGTTCAGCTCGTCCAAGTATCGCTCATCGTCGTGCGTGAACTTGATCGAGCCCGGCTTATACATGTAGCCCGATACCGTGTTGATAATCTTGCGCCCGTACGATACCGACTGAGGATCACGCCCTTTCGACGCGTGCAGGATGCGCCAGTTGGTACCCTCGTAGTAGTAGCGCAGCCGGTCGAAGTGCTCCCAACGATATCCCATGAAATGCAAAATATCCCGAACCGATCGATGCGATAATCTACCCTCTTCGTTGAGCTCGTCGCGAAACCTGTCCTTCTGAATCTTGTGCGTCCAGATCATAATCCTAACCTCGCCGCGCTGAAATTGCTTGCCCGTCCCTGCTGCCGGATGCGCTCAACCAGCGCGTATCTGAGCGCATCGACCCAGTGATTGTGGGCGTCCAATACTATCGGCAGAACCTCGCCCGTGTTGCGATCGACTTTGTACGAATACGACCGCATCTCTTCGGCCATCCGGTGACACCGTGAGTGTACCACGATCTCGTCGAAACTGCGTAGGTACTCGATCCCCGCCTCAATCGATCCCTTCCACTTCTTGGCGCCCTGTATCCGGTAGCCCGCCTTCTGCAAGTAGCGGATGACCTCGGGCCGCGCGCTATCGGCGTAGATCGGCCACTGCCTCATGGTCGGGATCTCGTCGAGTACCGCCGGGTGCTGCTGTATCTCGACACCCACGCCGCCGCTCTCTGCGTCCACGTAGAGCGAGTTGCCCAGGATGAAACACCGCACACACGCGAGCGGATCGTTCGCGAACCCGAAGTCTACGCCGTGATAGAACCGCGCGTCGTTAGGCGTCTCAAAATCAGACACGCGAAACTTGCCACGGAATATCGCCGCCTCGGTCAGTTTGCGTGGCTTACCTAACCATATCCAGTCGTATTTGTCCGGGTCATGGTGGCGGTCGTGCTCGGCTGCGTCCAGCAATACCTTCGGCGCGAACGGATTGTCGTACACCGTCGTGTAGACAACCACGCTATCATCCGGCGGGTGCACGACGAACCGCTGCCACGTTGCCGCGTCCTCGTCGACCGCGTTGAGCGACATCCATATCTCGCTGCCGTCTTTACGGATCGTCGGAACGAGATAGTCCCACGACTCGGACGAGACGTTATGCGCCTCTTCGACCCAACAAACGTCTATGCCTTCGGTAGACTTGATCTCGCTCGGGTTATGGCGCAGGCCCATGAACAGAAACTCGGTCCCGTTGGCGCCGTATATCCGCGACCGCTCGACCGTGTAGAAGTTGCCGAACTCGCAGCGGTCTATCATGTCCCGCAGCGTCCGGTGTACGCTGTCCTGTATGCTGCGCTGGAACTCGCGCGTACAGAGTATACGCAGCGGCTTCTGCATGCCGCGCGTTAGCAGCAGTATCGCAATCGACCACGAGCGAGCGCCGCCACGGCCACCGTACGCTATTTTGTATCGCGCGTGCCTCGTGAACGCCTCAAACTGCTCGGCTACGCTAATCGTCACGACCGACAAACTTAACCTCCACTCTCATCGGCTCGCCGCCCGGACCGCTGTGCTCGTGCTCGTACCGCTCGCTATACCCGCGCCGCTTGCCTTTAGTCGAGAGTAGCCACTTCGCTGCCTGCACGTCGTTATTGCGTATGGCCTGATACAGCGTGCTCTCGGCCATGTCAAGGATAGTCTGCTCCTCGTCCTCGTACGCCTGCTGCGTCTCCTCCCATCGTTGCACGTAGCTGCGAGCAGTCGCCCATCCGCAGTTAAGACGTTTGGCAATCGTGGACATAATCGCGCCGCTACCGCTGATCGCGTCGAGTACGGTTTGCATGTCGTATCGTTCGCCGTTTGCCTTACTCACTCTCAATCCTCTAA